CGGATGACAAGGCGTGCGAGAACTGCGCCTATGGCCTGCGGGAGGAGTTCGGCGGCGAGGAGCTGTGGTCCTGCGACTGTGAGCGCATGGTCGCGGATGCTGCGGCCAGGATCGAGGCGCTGACGGACCGGTGCGCCCGCTACGCCGAGGAGATCGCGGTGCTGCAGGAAAAGCAGAAGTGGGTGGACGCCGGGGCGCGCCAGCCAGAGTACGGCGTATCAGTGCTGGCGGTGGCCAGCGGCAAGGCCGGGAACATCACCCTGTGCGACGCGGTGGTGTTCGCCACGTTCTACGACGGCTGGGAGCTGGACGACTACCCGCAGGCGGAGGATGTGACCGTGAAGTGGTGGCAGCCCATAGCGGAGAGCCCGGAGGGAGTAAGCGGAGGCATGGAGCATGAGTGACATCAAGAAGGTCGAACTGGGCTATTCCGTGCCGAAGGAGCGATGGAAGGATGCTGCTGAGAACCTCCGGGAGTTTGGGGACTTGTATGCTGCAAAACTGATTAAAGAGAATGTTGATGGCCTGGGCCAACAGGACGCGGAGGACTGGCTGGCAGATATTCTGCTGGCATGGACGGCGCTGAACTTCGTGGCGGAGTTTGCGGCGGACAAATGCCGCATGGTGCCTGTATTCAAAGGGAAGGAGGAATGAGACATGACCGACAAGGAATTGATCGCCAGCTTAAAGCGGCTGAAGGTGCAGACCGGCAGCCTCGCCTGCCTGGGCTGCGGGCGGGAGCACAACTGCGGGATCCATGGCTGCGCTATCCTGCGGGAGGCCATCGCCTTTGTGGAAAAGAAGCTGGCGGAGGACAAGAGCCGCAGCGTGATGGAGTACCGGGATGAGCGTTAAGGTGAACCCGCGGCGGGTGCCGCGGACGCAGAAGGACGTGGATGCCGCCTATGACCGGGGCATCACGGAGGGCCTGCACCGGGGCATTGAGCTGATGCTCTATGTGCTCATCGACAAGCGCGGCGCGTCCATGGACGACGTGCAGCGGCTGGCCCAGGAGCTGAACCACGCCGCCGGGTGCGTGGCCGAGGGCTACGTCACCTGGGCGGACATCCGGCGGATGCTGAAGGAATACGAGGTGGAGGTGGTATTGGAATGAAACCAAACCGCGAGGAGCTGTACAGAAAAACGGTACACTGCCCGGCGTGCCTGGGCATGACGCCGCAGGGCTGCCCACGCTGCGGTGGGGTGGGGCTGGTCGTGGTGCCGGCCACAAGGGGCGACGTCCTCCGGCGGATGTCGGACCGGGAGCTGGCGGAGGAGCTGTTCAATTTCCGCTTTGACGGCTACGGCAAGGCGCAGGGCGCGGAGAGCGTCCTGCCGGACACGATACAGAGCATAGAAAGCTGGCTGAAGGAGGAGATGGGCAAATGAAGAACGAAGGAGGGGGGGCAGTGCGGCGCTTGCAGATGTCGGAGAGCGAGATCGTGAGCAGCTACCGCACGGCCCGCGATCCCAAGCGGCAGATCGGCATCCTGGCGGAGCTGAACGCGGTGACGCCGCGGGAGATCCGGGAGGTGCTGGAGGAGGCCGGGGCGCTGATGCTGAAGCCAAGGGGCCACGGCGGCGGACGGCCTCTCAGCTTCGACGCCGCAGCAGCGCGGCGGATGTTCGAGGCGGGGCTGTCCGATGAGGAGATGGCGCGGAAGCTGGGTGTGCCGGAGAAGCGCCTCGCCGACTGGCGGAGGCGGCAGGGGCTGATGCGGCCGAAGTACAGCAGGCCCCGCCCGGCGGCGGAGACACAAAAAACAACGGCTCCGGCGGCTGCGCCGGAGCAGAAGGAGGAAACGATGGCGACAATGACAAAGAGCACCTCCGCACCGGCGGAGAAGGCCGACAAGGTGGTGACGGTGGAAGCGCTGTTCGACCTGCTGCGGGGCGCGGTGGATGCCGGATACGGCGAGGCCCCTGTGACGGTGGAGCACTGCCGCTTCACGGAAATGCGCCTGCGGGTGGAGCTGCTGATGACCGGCGGCCTGCGCCTCGCCGGCGAACCGGTGGCAGTGGAGCTGGAGGGCGTGCCGGAAGCTCCGGCGGGGAAGGAGGACTGAGCCATGGCGGATGTGAATGTGGCGCTGCTGGTGAGCCAGACGGTGACCGAGGCCCAGAGCCAGAGCCGGATCAAGATGGGCCGGGACTACGCCAGCTTTTACGAGGCGTGGGCCGTCCTGCGCCAGCGGATCGAGGAGACAAAGCGGGACGCCAAGGCGCTGGAGAAGCTGCACGGCGAGCTGTGGGGCGCCATCAAGGACGGCAACGAGGACGAAGCCTTCATTGAGATGGGTGCCATCAACGCCAGCGCGGCGGCGCTGTGCGCGGCCTTCGCGGGCATGGCGGCGGAAGCCCAGCGGGCCGTGGAGGAACAGACATAAACAGGAAAAGCCCAGCCCCGGAAGGGGCTGGGCGATGGCATCGGCGGACATTGATATAGCCGCCCTGGCGTGTCGAAGGCCTGCGCTTATGCGTGGGGTACGGACGTAGGCAGGTCGGGGCGGCGATATGAGTGTCTGACTACTTTATATATAATACGCGCGGGCGCGTATCTGTGGGCTCGTTAAAAGCCTATGTTTGGCGGGAAGGCCGCTTGCAGCGGAGGGACGGCACCGCGTGACGGCTCCTCCGGGGACGGCGGGCAGGCGGCTTTACCGGCGGGCAGGAGAAATGAACAGGGGGCTCGTGCGGGCACGGGTGCGACCTATGCTATTTTATCGCGGGAGAGGGAGGAGCATACCATGACGACGGCGAAGGAGGGAATGTACATGATCACCAAGATCACCAGCGGCTCTGTGGTAGAGCGCCGCAAGACCTATGTGGGGCGCAGGCCCTCCCGGCGGGGGGCACGGATCAAGGGCGCCAGCAGCGAGAAGAAGCAGGAGAACAACCGGCAGCAGGCCATCCTCGCCCTGGCGCGGACACTGAACTGCAACTATGCCAACGGCGACGGGTATCTGACGCTGTCCTTCACCGACGAGGCGCTGACCGCCTGCGGCGGCACGCTGTCAGGGGCCAAGAAGGAGGCGCGGAAGTTCGCGGACCGTGTGGCCTACCGGATGAAGAAGCACGGCAAGGTGCTGAAATGGGTGATCGTGCCCAGTGAGCTGGACGGCGAGACCGGGGAGGTGGTGCGTATCCACGTCCATGTGGTCATCTCCGGCCACGGCCTGCGGCTGGAGGACGGCGTGTTCTGGCTGTACGACGAGAAGCTGGACGACGTGTGGGGCAACGGCACGGTGGACGTGCAGATCCTCCGGCGGCAGAAGGACTACTACCCGCTGGCCCGGTATCTCATCCTGCAGGCGCGGGGCGTGGCGGACGAGAAAAAGTACAGCGTCAGCCGGAACATGGTCAAGCCGAAGGTGGAGCACTTGTACACATACTCACCGGCGCCGCTGCGGGTGCCGGCCGGGGCCTCGGCGCTGCCGGGGACGCGGTACGATCCGGAGGCAGGGGTGAACTTCGTGCGGTACATACCCGCCCAGCGGGATCCCGCCCGGAAGGTGGGCGGCAGCAAGGAGATGGCCATCGCCTATGCCGGAGAGCCTCTGGAGGGAGGTGACGGGGATGGGGTTTAAAAAGCTGCGGGGTGTGAAGCTGCCGGAGGAGAAGCAGGGCTTCATCCGCTACACCTGTCTGACGCTCTCGGAGCAGCCGAAGTGGATACAGGAGAAGGTCAAATACACCTGCGACATGGTCGGAGGTGCGTATAGCCATGCCCTTTTTGAGCTGATGACCACGCGAAAGAGCGTGACGGCCATCTCGCTGGACCACGCCATCACGGAGAGCGTGCTGTACGACATGAGGAAGGCCTTTTACGAGAGCTGGTGACGGCTCGCTTTTCTGGGATAACGGACACGCTTTAGCTGAATGAATTGCCCGGAAGCTGTGATTTTGCACGGCTTCCGGGATTTTTGCGCTTTTCTGCATTTCCGTGATAACTGCACGTTGAAGTGTTGCACAATGGATAAAACGGAGAGTATTCACCGGCGGAAAGGAGGCGGGCGCCGTGGCTGAAAAGGGACAGAAACAACTGAGCGAGAAGCAGCGGCGCTTCGTGCGGGAGTGGCTGGTGGACATGAACGGCACGAGGGCCGCTGTCCGGGCGGGGTACAGCGAGAAAAGCGCGGCCAACACGGCCAGCCGATTGATGAAGGATCCGGCGGTGCAGGCCTATCGGAATGAGCTGCTGAAGGCGAAGT